CATATAAATCTACATCAATATGCACATAGGAATAAGTTGATTTTTTTAAATCATTAAAGATTTCAGGTATCCAGCCTTTATGTAGTTTAACGTTATTAAACTCAGATAGATTATTTAAGGCTGGCTCTATTGGGATATCTAGCTTAATTTTCTTAAAGTATTCTGTATCAAATTCTTTTGGTTCAGATACCCCTTCAAACGAATCTATTCCTATAAAAGAAACTGGAGCTATGTCTGCAACAAAGAACATTGACATTCCAGCATATACTCCACATTCAGCCCAATCTGCTCCAATATTTTTTTGTTGCATTGCAAGCTGTCTTAGTATGTAGAGTCTAGCATAAAGAGCATTGTCAAAAGAATTTGTAAGTCCAGTAATAGCATTAAACCGATGACAAAGGTTTATAAAATCTTCATCATCGGTCCATCTGCTTAGATAACCTTCCACTAGTCTTCTTTTCTGACTAGTTCCCAGCTATCTATGTGAGAGATCATAATTCTGATCTGTAAAGCTTCTTCTTCTGAATCTGCTGTTACACATAGCTCTGCGGTTAAACCGTTTGGAAAATCTCCTGATCGGTCTATTCCTCCAGTATTTTCTTTATATAGGTTGTGTACAACTTCGTCTATTGGCTTGTATATGAACTTAGGCATTAATTGCTCCCTTTTCTAAAAGCTTTTCATACATGTTAGAACATATAAGTTGAAAAGCCATAACATTTTGATCTAAATGTGTTTTTGTTTCTTCTTCAGACAAACCTGCATTGTTATACATGAATGTCATATCTTCAACAATGCTTGCATACATTATGTCAAGCGCTTCCTGTCTATTCATTCTCTTCTCCTGGTGTATAAGAAGGCGCAGGACCAAGTAGATACCCCGCCTCATGATATTCTAGCATTTTTTGGACATCTTGACTAGGTGCAACATGGTTGGCTATCAATGTCAGCAGGTCGTATATTCTGTGCATCATTATATACGTAACCATTGGTAAATTTTCTTCTAAATTTGATCTATTTTCCTCAGTCATTTTTTCTTCCTAAATCTTCCCAAAATTTCTCTCTTCCCATAGCGTCAGTTTCTGGAATGGGTGTTGATTCGTATTTAATATTTTTACCCATGGCTGACTCTACGGCTAATTTAATTTGATTGTATCTTGTAATACCAACTGTAGACTTATAGCTACAGGATAGGCAATATAAAAATATTTCATCATCTAATCCTAAATTTGGCATAAGAGAAGCCTGGTCTACTGGGCATAACAGCTTTTCAACCAGGCCTTCTTCAGACATGGATATATATGTTGATACGTAACGTATCTCCATTTACATCCTTTCTACTTCGTTGGGAACTTTAAATAAAATTCCTTTGCTGGGGCATTTAACCCCTTCCATGACGACCAGTCGGTTCCGCCTTGCGTCATGTAATACGTTATCTCTGCGTTAATTACTGGGTCAAACAAAAGTATGTTTGACTTTAAGTCGAATTTCTCTTTACGATCAATGCCGAGATTTCCCAACATGTTAATCTGAAAAATTCCATAGGAACTGTCTCCAGTTTTCCTGTTACCATTGTAAGCCATTGGGCGTCCATTGGATTCCCGCTTAGCAATAGCCCAAGCCGTTTTAAGGGCTTTTCCTTCAAAACCTACAGCTTCGAGTAGTTCTACTAACTCTAAGTCTGAAAGCATCTCAGAAGGCTTGTACACAGTATTGCTGTACTTCTCTAGGGTTTCTTTCTTAAGTTGTGCTTCTGTTTTAGTCTCAACCACCACTTTAGGTGCTGGTAAGGCTAAAGCATTTGGTTGAGATGATCCGAATAGAAAAAGCATAGCCATTCCTATATAAGACCAGTTGTGCATAATTTCACTCAACCTGTTTTTTATTGTCTCCATTGGCATTTCCTCCTTTAGAGATAACGAACTATTATAATAGCATCTAACCTAAGTTACTGTCAAGTCGGTTAACTAAAAAAAACAGTTGATTAATAATAAGATTATTTAAAATATACATTTTTTTTATAAGCTATAGACCTACAAAAAACTTTTTGATACACTAGGTATCTTACTATTTAAAATACAGAAAGAGGCGAAATTAATGTCAAGAGCTATTGAAAACCCCTATGAAAACTTTATTGCATTGTCAAGGTATGCAAGGTGGATTCCAGAGGATAACAGGCGTGAAACATGGGGGGAAACAGTAGATAGATATTTTGACTTTATGCTGGACCACTTAAAAGAAATGGACTACGTTCCAAGCAGCTCATTGGTCAAAGAGCTAAAAGAAGCTGTGTATGACAGAAATGTTATGCCTTCTATGAGGTCTGTAATGACTGCTGGTGCAGCATTGGACCGTGATCATGTTGCAGGATATAACTGTTCATTTGTACCAGTTGACTCACCTCGTTCATTTGATGAGACTATGTACATTCTCATGTGCGGAACAGGTGTTGGATTCTCTGTAGAGTATAAGTATGTCAACAAGCTTCCTGCCGTTCCAGAAACTCTTGAAAAATCTGATACCATCATTGTAGTTGAGGATTCAAAGCAGGGTTGGGCAAAGGCTTACCGTGAGCTACTCGCATTGCTTTGGACTGGACACATTCCAGCAGTTGATGTTAGCAAGGTTCGTCCAGCAGGTGCTCGTTTAAAAACAATGGGCGGTAGATCATCTGGACCACAACCACTTATTAATTTATTTGATTTTACAATTGCAAAATTTAAGAATGCAGCAGGCCGTCAGCTAAAGCCAATTGAAGCTCACGATATAATGTGTAAAATTGGAGAAGTAGTTGTTGTTGGAGGAGTTCGTCGTTCAGCAATGATTTCTCTTTCAAACATCAATGACATTGAAATGGCTGCAGCAAAGTCAGGAAACTGGTGGGAAAACAATACACAACGTGCATTGTCAAATAACTCTGTTGCGTATTCTCGCAAACCAGAGATGGAGCAGTTTATTGCAGAATGGAAGTCTTTGTATGACTCAAAATCTGGGGAACGTGGAATCTATAATGTTGCAGCAGCGCAGGCGCAAGCAGCTAAATATGGTCGTAGAGACCCTGAAATCCATTATGGAACAAACCCATGTTCCGAGATTATTCTCCGTCCTTATCAGTTTTGTAATCTTTCAGAAGTCGTATTACGTGAAAAAGATACAGTTGAAGATGTTAAGAATAAGATACGCCTTGCTACGATACTAGGCACATGGCAGTCAACACTTACAGACTTTAAGTATATTCGTAAAATTTGGAAAGACAATACAGAAGAAGAGAGATTGCTTGGTGTTTCTCTAACTGGACAATTTGGACATAAGTTCTTTTCTGGAAAAGAAGATTTGGATAAGTTAGAAAAAACGCTATCTGAACTTCGTGAGTATGCACGTTCAATTAATAAAGTTGAAGCAGAAAAAATTGGCATTCAAGAGTCCGCTGCTATTACTTGTGTAAAACCTTCAGGAACCGTTTCGCAACTTGTAGGAGTTTCATCTGGAATGCATCCTTGGCACTCGCAATACTATATTAGAACTGTGCGTGGAGACAAGAAAGACCCTCTTTCTACTTTCTTAAAAGAAGTAGGAATTCCTTGTGAAGACGATGTAATGAAACCAAATGATACAAATGTATTTTCATTTCCAGTAAAGGCACCTGAGGGAGCAATATTAAGAAGTGACCTTACTGCTATTGATCATTTAAATATCTGGCTTGTTTATCAACGTGCTTGGTGTGAGCACAAGCCATCGATTACAGTTTCTGTAAAAGAAGATGAGTGGATGGAAGTCGGTGCTTGGGTATATAAGCATTTTGATGAAGTGTCAGGAATTTCTTTCCTCCCATATTCAGATCATACATACAAGCAAGCACCATATCAAGAAGTTTCAAAAGAGGAATATTTGGATTTAGTTTCAAAGATGCCTCAAGGAATCCGCTGGGAAGACTTATCTTTTTATGAAACAGAGGACAGCACAAGCGGAACTCAATCTTTAGCTTGTACATCAGACGGAAATTGTGAGCTTGTGGATATATCTGCCTAATGGTAGAATATTCATATGAGGATAAAACCTCAAAATCAATGGGAAAGTCCCAAAGGAGGAAATATGGCAAAATACGATAAAGCCGATTTCAATAAAGACGGAAAGGTAACAATGCAAGAGAAAATTCTAGCAGCCCTGTCCAGCTATGGTCGTCATTTCTTAGGTGCAGGTATTGCACTTTACATGACAGGCAATACGGATCCAGGCGATTTGGTAAAGGCGGGTCTAGCAGCAGTTCTACCCGTTATTCTAAAGGCACTGAATACAAATGAGCCTGCTTTTGGGTTTACCAAGAAGTAAAAACTAATCAATTAGAAATACTCCTGTGCTAAAATTAGTACAGGAGTATTCCTATTAGGAGACTATAGCAAATGGCAGTACAAAAAAATTGGGAAGTAGATCATAATGCAACATTTACTTTCCAGGTTCAGTATACAGAGGAAGATGAGTTAACACCCATCGACCTTACTGGAGCATCTGCAAAGATGCAGGTTAGGGACACAAAAGGTGGAAGTAAACTAGCTTTTACTTTAACATCACCTGCTGGTGGAATTACAATAGATGGTCCAACTGGAACATTAGATATTAAAATAACACCAACACAAACAAGCAAAATGTTTTTTCCAAAATCTGCATACGACATTATGGTTATTGATTCTAATGGGAATAAAATTAAACTCCTAGAGGGTTTTATGACACTCAGTAGATCGGTAACAATATAATGGCCGAAAAAGTTATAGTCAAAGAACTTGTAAGAAATGTAAAAGTATCTACACCAGGACCACAAGGTCCACGTGGTAGGACTATTTTAAATGGACATGGAAATCCTTCTAACAATTTAGGTTTAGAAGGAGATTACTACTATGATGTTGACTTGTACTGGTTCTGGGGACCAAAATTATCCAACACAACTTGGGAAGATTCTTCTAAAATAAAATTAGCCAGCGCAACTGGATTTTTTTCATGGGAGCTTTCTCAAATTCAAGGACCAACTGATGGCATATACTCTATACAAATTGTTCACAATCTTGGATACCACCCAAATATAACTGTCAAAGATAGCGCAGGAGATATTTGGGAAACTGGCATAGAATGGAATGATGAAAATACAATAACACTGACGATGGCGCAACCTTTTTCGGGTACGGCATATTTGTCATAAAAGGAGAATGAAGAATGGCAAGAAAATTTACAGTTAGCTTAGACTTAAACAAAAATGAGTTGCTAAATGCTAGATTACAAAATCTGTCTGCCGACCCATCTTTGCCAGTCGCAGGACAGTTATACTACAACACAGTTTATAAAGAAACAAGATTTTACGATGGCACACAGTGGATTGCTGGCGGTGCTACAAAATATGGTCTTCTTTCAGAAAGACCTGCTGCATCTAAAGGCGGAATATTATATGTAGCAACAGATAATCAAACACTATATCTAGATAACGGAACCTCTTGGGTACAGATTTCTGTTAACCCTCAAGATTTAGCGGATGCAGTACAGAGCTTGACAGATGCTCTAAATGCACACAATAATTCTACAACAGGCGTTCATGGCGTATCTGGAGACGTAGTAGGCACAACAGATGAGCAGACATTACAAAATAAGATAATTGAATACTCAGGACTTGGAACAGATTTTGATGCAAATGGTAACAAGATCACAGAACTTGGTTCTCCAGATTCTGGTACTGATGCTGCAAACAAGGATTACGTTGATACTCAAATTGCAGCTTCTGAAGCTGCTACAGCTTTAACATTTTTTGGCACAGAAAATGAAGTTACAGTAGATCGATCAGGAAATGATGTAACGGTTGGCTTGCCAGATGATGTTGTCATTGCAGGAGAAATAACTGCAGCCACAGGACACATCCTTGGTAATTTGCAGGTTGATGGCGATGTTAATATTGAAGGTACATTAAATGCAATCAATAGAACAGAAGTCAACATTGATGATAATACAATAGTATTAAATACTAATTTTACAGGAGCTCCTACATCCGATGCTGGAATTACAGTAAATCGTGGTGATGAAGCTGATGTTTCTGTAACATGGGACGAAACAAACGACCTTTGGACATTAACAAATAATGGAACAAATTATCATGCAATTGCAAGAAAATATGCAATAACAATTGGAGATGGACTTGCAACTCAGTTTACTCTGATGCACAATTTAGGTACAAAAGATGTTACAGTTCAAATATTTGAAAATAACACATCTTATGCACAAGTTGAGGCAGATGTTGAGCACACAGATATAAATTATGTCCGTATTAATTTTGCTTCAGCTCCAACATCAAATGAATACAGAGTGGTAATAGTAGGATAATTATGTCTAGAAGAATGAG